ACACCTGTTTCTGCAAAGACTCTAGCAATCAATTCTGATCTCATTTGAGTTTGTTGCATTAAAGCATTTACACCAGTAGCTGTTTTAGCATTAAGTGTATCAGGACTTAAACCTTGAGCTTCTTTTGAAACACCAGTTCTACCTTCTCTAACTGAATCTAAATAAGATAATAATGGAAAGGCTTGTTGTGAAATTGGTTGAGCTTGTAATGGTTGCATCACTTGGTTCGGTGGTTGTTTAGTTCTTACAATTCCACCAGGTCTAGTCGTAAGTAAATCATCCATATTTACCATACCATCCATAACTGCAACTCTGTTGTTATTTGTTAAATACATATTGTCTAACAACTGTCGCATCACAGTAGATTTCATTAACTGAACATCTTCTACTAATTCTGCAATTGATCTTCCATAAAATCTATGAGGCATTGGAATAGGAGTGATCGTTACGAAAGGAACATTATCGCAAGGCATATTAGATAATATGTGATTACCATCTGAACCAGCTGAAACTATTTTTCTAAGTTCAGCAATTCCATCTTCATCGTAATCATATTTTACATAAGACTCATAAACTAAAACTTTTTCTGTTGTAGTATCTGTTGCAGATGAAATATTGTAATCATCCACATCAGTTAATCTTACATTTTGTTCATCATTGTAAATATCTAAATCTGATTTTGGCAGTTCATCAATCTCATCTTGAGGATAACCCATCGCAACTAAATCTGATCTTGTCATTAAAACTTTATGAGAAACAAAATCGGCATCCTCAATTGTTTTAGCACTTCTATCAATTAAAAATTCTTCAGGTGGAATACTTTCAATTTTTACTCTACCTGTTTTTTTAATTCTTTTAATTTTGCAATTATATAAATCAAAATTAGGAACTTGAACTTGAGATGTATCTACTCCTTGAGCTTGGTATTGTTCTAATACTTTTTCAAATTCTTCTTTGGCAGACTCATCTTCAAATACTTCTTCCTCTACAATTTCTATTTCATCTTTAGTATCTTGCAAAGCCTCTTTCTCAACTATAGATAAATTTTCATAAGTTTCGTAATCTACTTTTTCAGAGTCATCCCAATAAATTTTTAAGAAACCATTTTTTTCAATTAAGGCATCTTTGAAAAAATTATATAATAATTGAAAGCCATCATTCTCTTTATAAAAAACATGATTTAAATAAGCTGTCGCTTGTGCTGCCATTGGAACATCTTCTGCTGTCATTGGTTCACAATGAACAACTTTATCGGATGCTGTAAATACTCTTAATAAATTTGGTAATAAACTTTCAATCGTATCTGCAACATCGGTTGATACTACCTGACTACGACCATCTATTTCTGTTCCTAGTTTATCACCTAAATAATATTCTAATGATTTAGTTCTAGAGTCTGATAACTGACCACCTAGATAACCTAAAGCATTTTGTATTTGATTTGATAATAAACTTTGTAATTCTATATTTGATTTTTCTTTATTTTTTTTCGTCACTTTTTTATTCTTATTTTTTTATTTGAAACATTATAAAGTAATGGATTCCGCTGATATGACCCCTCCTCCTTCTGATTCTGCTGATGGACAGGAACCACAGGCAACGATGGTTGAACGTGCTCCTGTTCCCCCGAATGTTCCCAATCTTCTAAGAGTTTCTCCTATGGAAACTACAACTGCTACTGATGTAGAGACAAGTATTACAGACCCAGTCGTAAGAAGCGATACTTTCGTTAGATTCTCGCTTTTAAACAAGGGGATCCTCCACTCTCACAGTAAAATCACCCTACAGATTACTGCTCCTGATGGTGAAGATCGTTTCCTTCCTCCTACTGTTGGAGCTCATTCTCTAATCTCTCGCTGTGCTTTAAAAGTTGGAACGAAGACTCTCCAAGAGATTGACGGATACAATTATTTATCGGCATACAAGCAGATGTTCTTGTCGAATGAAAACCAATTAGAACGTGAACAAGTATTAAGTGGTAAATGTATTTCTCATGAATTTAGATACAGTGATGCTGACACTACTGCTGGTGGTGCTGATAATGACACTCGTGCCTTTACATATGGTCTTTCCAATGGTAAAGAATACAATACTTCTTATGGGGCAGCAACTCCTGATTTAAGAGTTCGTGATTGGATTAATCTCAAGAACAATCCTCAGTTCCAGATTGCCCTTGCGGATCTTTTCCCAATGTTGAAGCAGACTCAGCTCCCTCTCTACATGATGCAAGAGCAAGTCTCTATTGAATTAACTTTTGAACCGGTAACTCTTAATCGTGCCTGTGTTGCCTCTGGTGGAACGAGTGCCGTAACATATGCTATTGATACCGATGAAGTTAAGTTCATCGCTGATTATATCTACTATCCACAGAGCATGATGTCTGCCTACGCAGTCCAGAACCCAGAAATACCTATCAATCACTTTGATTATCGCCACTCCAAGGTTTCGGTATCCGCTACCTCCACTAGCGGAACCACTCAGATAAGGAATCTTGGTGGTGCTGGTCGCATTGTGACTAAGGTTATTACTGGTCTCCAGTCTGACGTTTCTGATGATGAAAGTATTACCAATCAGTATCACGCAATCTCTCCTGAATCCCAATATGATTTCGGTGAAGCTCCTGCTGCTGGTCTCCAGAATGGATCTCTAACTGTAAATATTAAATACAATGATAAATTCTTGTATCCGATAGATGTTGTAAATCCTGCTCGTCAGTTCCACAATACGGCTCAGGCGGAAGGAATGGTTCCTTTCGTAACTCGTGAAGAGTTCTGTGCTGAGGGTGTAGGATTGACTACGGATGAATTTATGGGATACTCTCAGCAAGAGGGTGATGCTGCTAATGAAAAGGGTGTCCTTGGTCGCTTCAATTGGTTATCATACAGACTCAATCGTAATGAGCGTATTAATAGCAGAGGTTTAGAGTATTACTGGAAGTATGAGGGTCTCGATGACACTGGTCTTTACACTCAGAGAACATGGTTGGAACTTGCTAAGCTCACAGTAATTCAAGCAGGATATGTAACTACTCAACTTATGTAAATGAAATTTAAGTTAATCTTTCATAACAATAAATTTTAAAAAATTTATTTATTTATTGTTTCTTAATATAATGTCAGGACCACAACCGTATACTCAGACAATCTTACTAGACGCTAATAGATTCTCCTCAGAAGAGTATTCAGCGAGTAATCTCGCTCAGACTAATACAGCAGTTTTTACTAATAGAGTTTCTGGAGGATTAACTCTTGATATAGGAGATCAGGTAAGTATTCAATCAGCACATATTGCTCAGAGGGGAGCTGGAGGTCAAGTGATAGAAATGAAAGGTAGAAATTTAGGAAAAAAAACAATTAATTATACAAAATTTACAAATAGTTCATATGTCGGCAATTTTAAAACTTTACAAACCACAATTTTTGAAAGATATTCACCAACAGGTTATGCCAAACAAGAAGCAGAAAATATTGATGAAGAAGTTGATATGAAAGATAATGAAGCAACAATCGTAGTTGAATTTTATAAAACAGCGAATGGTGAAAATTGTATGACATTACCAAGAAATTTTGGAAATGTTTCAGGCAATAATGCTTCAGTTGCCGGTTATAACAAATCAAACGGATTACATTTTGATACAGCCGCCGAATACTGGGAAGCAGACGACGGATACCCTCTAGGCATTAATTATCTTGATTATGACAAATATAGAAGACTTATATTTAATACAGATTTAAGCTATGGTGATGACTGGGGAACATTTTACACTGTCAGAGATTTTAATGGAGCTCAATATGACGATGCTATTAAAATAAGACAAGATAATTCAAGATTTACATTATTCAAGAGAAAATCTATGGTTTATAATGGATCACAAGTTTCAGCAGCAGATCTGGCAAGTAGTCTTCAACCAAGAGCCGGAGTCAAACCTGACCCTGCTATTGCTGATTATGTGCGATACAAAAAAAAAATAACATTAAGAATCGATGAAGGTTATAATACGCCATCAAATATCGCAGCACAAATTACAGACCAATTAACAGAAC